GAACGAGCAAGAGCCTTAGTATAACGAGCCGCAAGGCGGTCATACAGGTTGTCTTCAATCGCTTCTTCAGTCAATGAGAACGCAAGAGCGATTGTCTCGTGAGTGTAGCGAGCAGTGTAGACTTCTTGCGCTTGGTCGTATGCAACGCCTGCGCCTTCAGTCTTAACTGGTGCCTCGCCAAACCCGGAAAGCATCACCTCCTCTTCGAAGGCACGGTCAGAAGACTCGGTTTCGTAGATTTCAGCATGCTCGTTTTCGTAGTTTTGATACTCCAGACCAAACAAGGCGTTCAGACCGGGCTCAAGCTCTTTTACTAGTTGTGAACGTGAAATAGCCATGGTTTAAGCTCCTTGTCCTGCAACACCTGCACTACCGTAGAGGTGTTCGTTGATCTTAACAACCACAACAGCGTTTGCGCCCACAGCATTGTTAGGAACGTCCCAAAGACCTACGATCTTCACGTTCAACGCTGCAGTGTTTGCAATAGTGGATGTACTAAGTTCCATACCAGAAACACCAGTAGTGGTGCTGCCAGTGCCCATTACTACATCAGCGTTCTTACCATAGTTGGCGGCAGCAGATGTGCCGTCGTTCTGGATGATGAACAACTGATTAGGATCGTCAAGAACGTCAGCAATGATCTTGCCTTGAGTGATGTTGACTGAACCGGGGTAGTAGTTTTTCCAAGTTGGCTTGCCAGTAGTAGGATCAATGTAGTTACAACCATTGAAAACACCAACCGCAGCAGTGTGAGTGCTAGGGTCAAACTGGACGAGGTAGCCGTCATATACTGTTACCAAGTCGCCTTGGTAAATTGCGCCGGCCTGATTGTCCGCAATCTCATAGCCGAACTGCTTCTGTGAACCAGAGGCAGAAAGGTTACCGAGCGGACGCATACCGAAAGCTTTATCTACATTAGCCATGATAAATGTCCTTTAAATGAGTTATTCGGTGTCCGTTCGAGGACCACCGAGACTTACGCGGGACTGGCGTTCTGGCGTGTTGATCTTCATAGACGAGTGTGCATTCGTCTTCAACAGGTCATTATCGACAGCCCTTAGCTGATCATGGGTTCGTGAAGAATAGTACGCTCGACGCTCTTCTGCTGTTTCATCAGGTATACGGGCTAATACTAGCGAGCCTACGCTCACTACGCCTGCATGCTTGCCATCATCAGCAGAGCTTGTCTCGTAATCTGGATATTCGTCTGCACGAACAAGTTCATACCCCTCGCGGAGTTTGCCTGCTACGTTAATACGATCATCCTGACCACCAGATTCCGCCCTGATCCAACGATGTCTATAACCATCTGGAGCAGGAGGAGCATCCAATCGAGAAGGAGGAGCCCAAGGCTTACGGCGCGCAGTCTTTTCGCGGCTTTCAGTTCCGCGGGCACTGCGATTAAGTTTTGGCACGTTGCTTTCGTTACTCATGTGTTACTCCTTCACGTATTTTGCGTATTCTTCAAGTGGAACCCCAAGTTTCTTTGCTATGGCTACCTGACTCGGCTTTAACCGAACGGAGCGGCGTGCTGAATTATTTATTCCCGACGAGCGGTTTGCAGGGGCCACCGTCTGCACGGGACGGCTATTCCTGTTAGTTTGTTGCGCGGGTGCTTCATCTATTTGAAACTCCTGCGGAAATAGGGTACGCATTCTACGGTCTATTTCATCATAATACTCATTACTGGTTGGGTCAAACCCTTCTTTCTGTATTAAGTCTTTATGTAACCCCCATACAGCGTGAGTCATTACTGTATTTTGACCAAACCAAGGGTTGCTTTCCGCCCACTCTTCTGCTCTTGGGTCAGGCGCTGCTCTTCTTGGCTGCAGTATTTCAGGAACTTCTCTCGGCTGCTGCGGCTGTTTTGAGGCTAACTCACGCTCTTGAAGCGTTTGGGCTAAACGCTGTTGCTCCCAGACTATAGTCGTAAGTCTTTGTTGTGCCTCAGTTTCTGTATCAATGTCGCCCTCTTCACGGGCTTTCTTGATAATGTGCTTAAGCGCCGTAACCTGTGTTTCTACACGGTTCTTGGCCTCGCCCAGTCTCTCAGTGTCGGTCTTAGTGTACTTCTGTTGCAGCTCTTCGTTTTGCTGTTGCACACTCTTCGCATACTCAATAGCTGCTTCTTCACGACGCTGAGTCTCGCGGAGACGAGCAGTAAGCTTATCAATGCGCTTTTTTACTTTGTCCGAATAGTTATCAAGCTCTTCTGACTTAGGCGCTTCAGCTTTCTGCTCCACCTCTTCTTCAACAATAGGTGTTTCGTCAGCAGCCTCTAGCTTAGCGTCGCTACCGTCTTCGTTCATTTCGACGGTGGCTTCCTGCTCGTCATCCCCGACGTTAAACTCTAATTCTTCGTTCTTAGGTTCGCTCATTCTATCTCTCCTTACATGTGAATAATGTCGTCAGGATCATTCACGATCCCAAGAATTTCATCGTCATTGAGTAGACGAATCTCGCCGCCGTCTATCTGAATCCGAGAACCGGCATACCGGCCAAAGATCACCCAATCCCCTTCCTTGCACCACGGTCCGTATGGGAACTTTGACTCGTCAGCAAAAGCTAAGTCACCCATCTTCAAAACATAGCCGACGTTAGTCGCTAGCTGTGTCTGCTTCTGGGTTTCTGGTGCAAGCACAATGCCGCCCTTAGTGGTTTTAGCACCGCGGAAAGGAAGAATGGCTATACGCCATCCGGTGGGTTTAGGGATAAGGTTGAGTACAGACTCAGACAGGCCTTCGTCTGCTACTTTCCCCTCTTGGGTATACGCATCGTCAAGAGTGGTTTTCTTCGGCTTTTCTGCCTCAGCTTTCCACTTTTCTTCGAGAGGCGTTAGCTTCTTCTCGGGTTCCATATAGGCTCCTTTGGTTGGTTATTCTTCTGAATACTTACCCAACTGGTGTCGGATAATTTCATCCACAAGTTTTATACCTTCCAAACGGCCCATCATGAAACGGTAGCGCTCCATGTCAGAGATAGAACCATTAAGAATAATGGTTTCTGAATCTTTCTCTAGCTTTCTGACTTCGCGCAGTACGCTTTCTGCGAACTCAAGCATGGTCGTGTTTCCATGTAAGCAGACGGTTTAGTGCCACCATCTGGAAGGCTTGCGTTAATAAATCTTAACGGGTCTGTTACCGTCACGCTTCTTGACGGTTCTAACCGCAGGCTTCTTCACAGAGCCTCCGGCTTTTTTCTTAACAGGCTTACTCTTGCCTGCAGTGTTTAAGGCGATTGCAATCGCCTGCTTTTTAGGCTTACCCGCGGCAATCTCAGTGCGGATATTGCTAGAAATAGTTTTTTGGCTAGAACCTTTTTTCAAAGGCATTAGCGGCCTCCTTGTTTAGGAGCATAGATTCGCTCCATGGCAACGGCTGCGCGCTGATCAGCAATGTCTTTCTGGCCTTGAATACGCGCTTCGTTGGCCTGCTGATTAGCAGCAATACGTTGTTGATCTAGCTGCAGGCTCTGTTGTTTGGCCTGAATGTCTGCTTGGTCCTTAACAGCGCGTTGCTGAAGCTCTTGTGCTTTGAGTGCAACAACGGGGTCCTCGCCTTGACCTTCTCCAGAAAGCTGACCTTGCACAGACTTCATCTCAATCATGTACTCGGCGACCTTAATAGAGATCATTGCCTCACGTTGCAAGTCAGAAATCATTCTGTCTGGGTCTTCACCGTACTCCATAAACAGTTCTGCCTCAGTGGCCTCTTCCGCTTTCAAACGAATGTGCTGCAAGATGTGTTTTTGCAGTTCTGCCGCGGCTAAAGGGTTGGCCTGCATAAGAGGAGATAAGCCCATCATTAAGTGAGAGGCAATATGGGCGTCATGCTGTTGACCGGCAAAGGCTTTGAGCTCTTTGCCATCGGCCACTTCCATATTCTCGCTAGCAGGGTCCTTAGGCATCTGGTTAGTTTGGACTTTAAGAATGCCGTCAATGTCACGCACGTTCATTGCCTGATAGACGCGGTAATACGCCTCATACATGTTGTGCATCTGCGGCGCACTTTGCGCTAGCTGCAGTTGAGTCTGTGCGAGAGTAATGCGTTGAGCAGCAGAGAATACATTGGGGTCCGCTACGGGCAATACAGCGACCATGTGGGAAAAATCTGCCTTTTTTACACATCTAGACGCTCCGGGCACGTCATATGGGTAATTATCGGGTAAATATTGCCCAAATCCATGCGCCAACATCTCAAATTCTTGCGTCTGAGCGTAGTAAAGGCGCTTATGAACCGCTGACATCACCATAGAGCCACGCTCAAGCAAAGCCAGTGTAGTACCAACAGCAGCCTGTTGATTTCCATCACCTACCTGCATATCAGCAATGCCTGCAAGGCGTCTTCCCGCGTCTACAGTGAAGCCAAGAAGGGTAAATAGCGTCTGGGAGGGCTCTTTATAGGGCAATGGCAGCAAAGAAGACGTCAATTCAGCGCCGCCGGCGTCAATATCCCGCCATTCGCCCGGCTGAATAGGCCCATCCTCGTCTGCAATGCGCGCTCCCTTGGCTTTGAAGCCCGCAGGGAGGTTAGCTAGCGTTCCGGCGTCAAGAAGTTGACGCAGTGCAGAGGTTGCGGTCTTAGAAAGGCCACCAATTAGGTGTACAAAGCCCAAACCGTAGGCTCCGGGTCCTTCTACAAGCACATAATGCACGAAATACTCGCGTCGGCACTTGTATTCGTCGTCTTCTAGCCAGTTACGGCGGACGCTGACTACTTGGCCGCTGTTTTCGTCCAATGTAACGACGTAAGGAACCTTAATTCCAGTCGGTTCGCCACTTTCATCTGTGTCTTCAAAGCCCAAAATGTCCAAATCTATCTGGAACTCGAGCAAAAATATCTCTTCGGGCTCGCCTGTCTCGACTAAACCAGTAACTTTGTCAATAGAATAGCGGATTTGATCGCCACCAAGCGGATTTTCGCTTGGCTCAACAGTCACATCGCGGTATTCGCCGGCCACAACACGCTTTCTGAACTCATTTGAGTCCATAGAAATGCGGTGGGTAATTCTTGGGCACTGAGAAATGACGCTCGAGCCGTTGTAAGGGATATAAAGATCGTCAGGAAGAACCAAACGACTGACCATACGGCCAAGTTGTTCATCATAATAAACCTTTTTAAACGCAGAACCGCCGTATCCGACGTAGAAAAGTAGCTGATCGAATTCCGGCGTGTACTCTTTCATGACCGAAGTGATCTGATAGTTCATAAAATCTTGAACACGCGAGGCCTGTTGGACCTTATCGAGCGTTTCTTTGCCCAAAGTTTGCGTGCGGACAGGGCCGCCGGCGGGCATAAGCTCTTTAAATGCCTGCGCTTGGAATTGAACGATAGACTCTGTAAGCATCGGGTGGACCGCGCCTGCAGCACCACGGAACGGACGTGTGCGGTCTTCGATCTTAAGGCCCAGAAGCTCCATACCCTTGGAGTACATGTCTTCCCAGTCAGAACGCGAAGACTTATCCGCCTCGAATAACGCCAAAAGGTCCAGAGAAATCTGGTTTAGCTCGTCTTCGTCGATAACCTCGGCAAGGTTGCTGTAAAAATCAACGTCATCATCTTCACTTATTTCAACGACAGCGCTACCATCATCCTCAAGAATGACCTCGATGTCCGTCTCATCCCCCATCATTTCGTTGATGTCGGTTACCGGAGCTAGATTTACAACCTTGTCTATTGGCATAACACTATCCGTTTTATTGTCTTTTATTCGTGAAGTATATTAAAATACACCCTGAATAAAAGAAAGGAGAATTAAATGTTTAACATTACTCACTATTTTGAGTGGAACAATACAGCCGCAGTTGTTGGTAATGTCAACGATACTGAGGCTACAGGGTTCTTTTTAAATACCAAAGGCGAATGGAACAGGGCTACGCCTCTTGGCATCCTTGAGTTCTTTAATGCCGGTAGTGAAATGGACAAAGACACCTTTGAAAAAAACTTTGGTGTAATTGGTCAAGACTTACCTGCTTTGCCTACTTTAGCTACGTAGCCTCCCCTTTTAAACTTAGGGATAAGCTCTTCTACTATCTTAGGATCGGCCTGATCCGCAACGCCTCCGTAAAGTTGGCGTTGCGCTTCTTGCATGTTTTCAAATCTGCGAATATGAGTCTGAGGAATGTTTTCTTTTCCTCCATACCTTTCAATTAACTTTCGCTCAACTTCGTACAACCTATGGCCTTGTCCTTCAGATGCTCTAACCATTTCTGGTGTGACAAGCTGAATTTCACCTAGCAGACGCTCACCGTTAGGTCCTGTGTACATTACATTAAGCTTTCTATCAAAGTAACCATTGCCGGGAATAACTTGGAAGCCTCTGTCTACAGAAGGCATCTTGTCCGCAATCATTCGTGCAGCGTTTTCTGCTTCTTCTGCAGTGTTAATTAAGATTCGAGTACGGATAGGGTCGGTAATAGTCTCTAGCTCGTAATTTCGGTTAATTTTATCTTTAAGGCTCTTCAGCCCCTTAACTCCAAACGTCTCTATCTTCTCAAGACCTAATTTATTCGTTACCTCACGAATCTCATCTTGGAAGCTTGGACCAATCCTTTCTGCCCTAGCTACCATTTCTTCAGGGGTTTTAATATCCCCTTGGTGAGGGTAGATGCCGTTGTAAACTTGTTTGAATTTGCCTGAGCGGTCTTCTAAGTCTACAAATTCCTGAGCTTTTACAGGTGCTCCTGACTCTGGGACCCTTACAGGAGATTCTGGCACTTGGGCCGTGGTCGGCGCTATCTCATCCAACATGCGTGCAGACTGAGTCGCGGCTGTTTCTGCCGCTTCGATGCCTGCCTTAGCAGT